GCTTGGTGAAGGGTTGGACTGGGCCAACTCGAACATGGCCAGCGACTCGACGGCTCCTTCCACATTGAGCGCTCGGCCCGCGAATGAAACCGCAATGGCCGATGACACACACCTGCATGCGTCTCCCATATGGCCTGGAAGCGCATAATGCAGGGGGAACTTGGATGAGATCCCGGTGTCGTACTCAAGAGTGGTGTCACCCACTCCGCCCGTCCTGATTGGAGTGGACGGGGGGGACATGAATCCTCCCGCAGCTGCTGACTGGTACACGAAGCCCAGCGCCGATGGAACTCCCACGGCAGCTGGAGGCCCCACGATGAGTGTGCCCGTTGTTGTGGTCGCAGACAGGTAAGCGTACTCAACCTGCTCCTTGTCCATGACGAATCCCTCTGGATAGAGGAACAAGTCCAACGTGGTGTTTCCCGTGGTCATGGTGATCTCTCGCATCCCCTCTGCTGCATAGGTGTTGCTCGTGCAGGGCATCCCATTTTCCGCCAGCGGAATATGCGGCACACGTGTCTCGACTGCAAACGCATTGTCCACAGATCGTGTGTATGCCAAAGTAGGCTCAGATACTATGTGCTCATGAGTCAGCTTCATCGGCTGGCGTGGGATACGCCGAAGGGGGGCAGCCACAATGGATTGTGCTCTGCCCTTGGGCTTCTTCTTGTTTGTCGTCTTCTTTACGGCTAGTTTCTTGGTCATCTTGCTCGAAAGTGTATAGATAGATCCAAAGTTCTTCAATCTTGTTAAATTGGTAATTGTTGATAGGACGCTGCCTTCTTGTGGCCCCGGGATATAGGCGGACCCCGGAATGGAAATACCCAAATCTTGTGAAATGAGTGGCCTAGCAGTGAGGAGGTCGATGGAGTACGGGAACGCACTCACCTTTAGGATCGAAACCTCGTCCTGCTCTATCTCTTCCTGGGTCACGCCGTAACGGCAGGTGAACCAGTCCACTGTTGAATCGTCCGCCACTATGGGTGGCGTAGTACCGCTCATGAATGAGCTATACTTCTTGTCGCGCGGAATCACTGCGGCTCTGCCGTTCAGTGGAAACTCGCTGCGCATCCGCTTGACATAAGCGCCTAGGACTGGGACCTCATCCATAAATTGGTAGCAATGGAAAATGCTAGCCATTTCTAGAGGTGTCCTCGGCTTGCCTATTGACCGACCAGTTCTTGTTAGGAATCTGCCAGGCTTAGGAATACACCTGGGGCCTTCGGCCGTTGGGATTATGCACATGCTACAAAAGTCCGTGTCATAGATGGAATTGGTTATCACAACTTCAATTTCAAAGCCGTAACGTTTCCAATCGTCCACAACCCGGCGCTCTGTCAGCGCCTGGGGACCTTCAACCAAAATCGCGCCATAAATGGCAGCGCAAATGGCGATATTAGTGACTCCATTGCCTATGGACGTGAGCTGGTCCCCGGAAGCGCGTTTGCCGCTGCTCACACCGGAG